AGTTTAGTCATCTCTCAAACTATCCAACACTTGAAGAATAAAAGCAATAGAGTTAGCATACTCTCGTCCATCTTGTCCACCCATCACAATGTAAGCAATCTCTTTTTCGGCAAGTTCAATACGCTCATTTCGTGTGAGTTCTTGTAGTGTAGGACGATACCAATTACCATCAGCATCTTGTTTGAAACCAGCATTCAATTTCTCACGACGTTCTGCCTCTTCGAACATCTCATCGGGGTATGGTTCACAATCCATTATTGTTCCTCATCAAAAGTAAAGTATTCGTAGATAGAAGACATCACGGCATCTTCCACTGCTTCAATAATAGCGTCTTCAGTAGGATTTTCTACATGTTTGTGTGCGCGATAATAACCACGACGCACACCTTCTTCGATTGCTTGTTCTAAAATAACTCGGAACTTAGGTTTCATAGCACCTCCCAATCACATTCCCAGAAGTCGTTGATATTCACCCAGAAGAAGTATTTCTGGTTCTCACTAGCAAGAAACAGCATACCATCACCTTTGTCCTGTTCCACAATACAGATAGGATTGTTATCCATCATATTCACAAGGCGGTTCTTAGCCTTCTTGCTTTTGGGTCTGACAGTGACTTTTCTCATAGGGCCATTATACGTCTTCAGAACCGCAATCATCCTCAGAGTGGTCACTTTCTAAACTGTCTCGCAATTCTTTCATTACTTCATCGAGAGAGTATGTTTTCTCTTTACCAGTATCAATATCTTCTACAAGTTGATGTAAGTAATCAAGGAATTCTTTGGGATAAGTTTCATCCATGTTGATACTGCACCAGAACCACTGATAACATTCTTCATATGGATCATCATCACTCAGTAGAGCATAGTTTGCATAGTTTCCACTGATAAGATCACGCCACATCTTAAAGTTGTTCCAGATTTCTCTCCATCCAGTCCGAAAACAATGCCCAAAGTAATATTCAAACCAGTTTAGTTTCTTTGCCATCAACAATCATCCATTTTTGCTTCTTCTGGATAGTAGTTCTCTTCCCAGAAATCATTCCATGCACTTTGACACTCTGGTGACTTATCATCTTTGTCACACTCCAGTTTAACAGGGCGATGGCCGCTCAGCAGTTCATACAAACCAAGGCATTTCTGATAGTATTCTTTGTGATGATCGAGATTCTCTTTAACTACTGTACGAATAGTAGAATAAATCTCATGCGGTGATGCATCTCCATCGATTGCATCATGCACCCAATTTTCTAGTTGTTCAAGAGAGTATTTTTTGTAATCTAAGTTCATCAGCATTCATCCATTTTAAGATAATCGTCAACTTTTTCATCTGTCTCGTCAGAATAATCCCAGTTCCAAGTACGAGAAAGAACATCGATATCAACCCCAAATTTATATGCCCAGAATAGAATACCCAGAGTAGTACCACTACCAGAAGTAATCTGAATATAAGGCCAACTAGGACAATCATTCCAACTTACAGAAAATTGAAACAAACTCCAGCGTTTAATATTCATAACTTGAACATAATATTCATGCCCAAAGTCATAGCGATGCTTGAATTGAATTAAGTTCATTTATTTGTAAAGACCTCATAGTCCACTAGTCTACCATACTTAAAGTGAATTTTGCAACGGGGCCAATCTTGGTACTTCCCATCCCAGGTAGAGGGATAAACTTCAATATATTTTGTGATTGGATGCAACTTTACCTTTCCATGGTTACCATTAGAAACCCATTTAAAGTTTTTCCATTGATGAGTGCCATCATAGTCGGGATCATCCTCATCAACAATTACAAAGTCTGCAGTATGGGAATAGTCAACCAAGTACAAATATCCGGCAGGATCTAACCAATAATGTGCCATTGTACCACCAATACAATCTTCAATATCTTTTGTATGACATTCCACATCCGTAAATTCTTCTCCCAGATCATATGATGATCGGAAATAATCGAACATGCCCATTACTTTTCCCTCAACAAATTGTGATAATATAATACTTCTGGATTATCTAGGTCTTTACAACGAGGGTAGAAGATACCGTCTCGATAGCAACCATCTTTGGGGTCTGGTCTATCATATTTTATCACCGCTGCAGGATAATCTCTAAAATTACAGAGTTCACCCTGGCGATGAAGATAATTATCCAAACACAAAGTACCAACAAATGGTGCAAGGCCTTGGAGCATATAGAGTGTGTACATCAGCGTTTGATTACAGAAACTGCAGGTTGACCTTGGTTGAAGATAGTATCAACCACCGCTTGCACTTTGCGGGAGGTGCTGATACCCACATTATCATACACAGGCACACAAACCAACCCAAATGTCTTGGATTTATCACCAAGTCGAATCACACGGCCAATGGTCTGGGAGATACCAATGTAGTCCATGTTTCGCATGAACAGCACTGCTTCAAGACCGTTGACGTTGATACCTTCAGACAGGATGCTATGATGCATCACAACAAACTTCTTGGAGGAATCTTTACCCCATGCATTGAGAGTGTCAAAGAACTGCTCACGATTGACCTTCTGACCATCAATCACAGCACCAGTCTTGGATGTAATCATCATCCAAGAATAACCGCGCTGTTGCAGTTGCACACAGAAATCAGATTCTGATACCAGACCGATGATCTGTTTGGTAGTGCGAGCACAAATCAGAATCTTCTGCACACCTTGCTCGTCGATTGTCTCGATCAGATTGTCAGCATCACGGGAGAAAATAACCTGCTTACCCTTGACCATTTGCAGTTGCTTGACAACAACCTTAGGAGGCAGAATATAACCCTGCTTCACTAGTTCTGGTGCAGGAACCTGACAGATCACCTGACCATAAACTTCAGGCATGTTCATGCCTGGTTTAGAAATGGTAGCGGAATGTTTGGGAGTGGCCGTGAAGAAATAGCAGCGTTTCGCAGCAGAAGCGAAGTGCTCAGTTGCAGGGAAAAAATTACGCTTTACGCTGTTATGTGCTTCATCAAAGTAGATCGTATCGACAGCAATACCTGCCTCTTGAATACGATTCAAAGAGTTGTAGGTGGTGAAGATCAGTTGATGACGATTTGTGATCTCGCAACTAACATCATGTGCCTGAATTTCAGACACTTTAGTGGTGCTAAAGTGATGCGTCTCACCAGAGTGGACGTGCATTACTTCGGCATTTGTGATATGCTCAAGAAATTCGCTAGACAACTGGCCAGCCAGCAAGATGCGCGGAGCACAGACTACAACAGTCTTTGCAGTTTCTGATTGAAACAGGCGCAGAACATCATAGATCATTTTTAGGGTCTTCCCACCGCCAGTGGGCACGATAATCTGACCTTTCTTATACTTCTGCATCGCAGCAACAGCGCGGTGTTGATGTGGGCGGAGCGTAATCATGGATTGCGTTTCAATATGGCCATTATACAGCAAAAAGGGGTCCGTGTGGACCCCCTGTGACGGTTCTAGAACTGGATCAGAGTACGACCAGACCGTTTTGCTGATCTTCCTTGACACCGATTTTCTGAGGAATTGCTCCATCAATCGAGTAAGGATCTTTCTTGCCAGTCATTCGAGCCATGGCATACTGAAGAACAAGGTTATCAAGCGATTTCAACCACTCAATAGTGCGCTCTTGCTCATCATCCAATTCACCGTGACTCGTGGCACCAGTAGAGTACAGAACAATCGGCAGAGTGTCACCAGTGGTAACATAATTCTGCATCATGTTCTCAAAGGTGCGGAGAACGCGAGTCAGACCGTTCGAGTTGGTGTTCAGAACAGCGGCTTCGGGAAGAATATTGGAAACATATGCTTCCGCATCTTCGCGGGAGTAGAACTCAATGTTGCCAGCGCGATTGATCTCGTCGATTGCATTCTTGGCAATCGTGCCAACAGTTTGGGGAGTAAAGTTGTGGTTGAGAGTATCAACCCAAGTCTTCACAGCATCAATATCAAATTTGATGCTCTTCTTGCGAAGTTTCTTTACTGCAATGTTGGTAATGTCTTTTGCAGTGTGGGGCTTCTTGCCGTTGTCTACGTTTGCACTCAAACGAGAATCATCAAGAGCATCTTCATCGTCTTGCTGAAACTCAGTGCGAGTTGCTGCATCATATTCGTAGTTGGCAAAAACCCAAAACTCATATCCTTGATTGATGAGTTCACGAACGCGGTTAAAACCATCTTGCAGATTATCATCATTGATGGTTTCTGGAGTATACTCAGTGACATCGATGCCACGAGCAAGACTCACACCAAGGCTTTCTTTCTCTTTGCCAGTACCACCAGCACGAGCGGTGTTGTCAGTGTTGCCGTCTTCATCCTTAAGATTCAGAGAAAGAAGACGCTTGAAAGAATAACCAGTAAACTTAAGACCAGGGTATTCCTGTGGTTCAGGAAGTTGCGAAATAATCTCATCCTGAAGTTCCTGCGAGACGCAATCCTTCGGAACGTTGATGTACGTTTTCATGTTTTTTGTAGTTAATGTAATGGGCCGCTAGAAGCGTTAGTGTTGGCAGGTCATCCCTCACCAACAGGGCCAATATAACCGATTTAAAAGAACTCGTCAAGGCCCCCGACCAGTTCAGCAACTGTCACAGTATCAGTCACCTTGTTACCAAGCACTCTCACCATGAGATCCAACGATCTCTGATGTGGACGACCCTTCCATCCATACCATTTACTTTTCTTACCTACAGCATATGGTGGAAGCTTTCCTACGGAAAGATACTGCTCCGCAGTAAGGTCATAGATATTGTCTCCATCTTGCAACCACCAGTGAGTCTCACCACGATAATCTACACCACTCATCGGTTGCAATCTATCAGTATCCATTAGATAGAACAATGCCTGTGTAGAGTGATAGCAATGTCCATATGTTGGATTTGTTTGATTCTCTGCTCGATACCTTGTTGATAAAAGATCTGGTGACAGATTGCGTTTAATCAATCCCATCACCAGAGCCATATTCATCTCACAGAATCTGTAAGGTTCAAAACTCAATGTACGAGTCTTGATGATTGTGTCTCCGTTGTATTTGTGTCTCTCTACAATTTTCATTAGATATATGTTGCTACTAAAACAATTCTTTTTTCACCAACGTTTGGTTGATAATGATAATGTTTACCTTCAAATGTAATTATAACATCTTCTTTGGGATGAAAATACTCTTCACTGTTATTTTCAGAATTAATTACAACAGTTGGGCCTGATGCTTGATTCAAATAGATTAATAGATTTTTATGAGGAAAATCATGATCATGATGTGGAGAACAAGCAAGGCCTCCACCATGACTCACGTTTAAATTAACATGTATTCTTAAAAATAGATTGACATTTAAATTATTAAATTGTGCAATCTGATTTAATACTTGTATAGAAATACCAAAATGATCCGAAGTAATTGATGATGCAGGAAATTCTTTTGATGGTCTGTTTAAAATTTTATGTCCAAAAAAATATTTTCCAAGATTATCTCCGGTTGTGGTATCCATATACCATGGAAAATTTCCTTCAAAGATAATATTTTTAAGATTTGAATACTCTTCTGTAAGAGGATTCTTAAGTTCTCTAATTATCATTCTCATCAACCCGGACAAAGGTATTCTACAGGGATTTATTGCACTCTGTCAAGTACCACAGATATTCTTCATACAACACTTCTTCCATTTGAGATGCTTGAATCTCCCATGGTTGTTCTTCATAATCAAGATCAGAGCAATCAATACCTTTCCACAGTCTCTTCTGACCCTTATCACGAAGAGCTCCCTTAACATGTTGATACACATGCCAGAGTTCATGTAGGAGGGTTTTAGTATAGTTTTCTAGTGTCATGAAGTTGTGCATTTCAATCTCAAATGCACGGGGACGATGATCACAATCCATCACAGTACACCATCCATAGACACCCTCACGAAGCAATCCACGGTGATTTACAATAATATCCAATTTATGTCTGGGAAGGTGTTTCTCAATAAACCACTCTACAATGCGCTCACAGCGGCGTTTGGAATAGTTGTAACCCGAAGTTTCAAGAAAGAGCATAATTCAGTACCGATTGAGTTACTTTAACACCCCAGTGCATCAGGTTTACGAATGCACCGATAAAAACCAGTTTTTCGGTTAATGATAGTCGCATGGACTCCCGCTATCTGCAGCCATTATAAAACCCCGCACAGGCGATCCTGGCGGGGTCTGTGACAGTTTGTAAGGTGCCTACTCTTCGACTCTATACCAAGTGTCTGTTTCGGGATTCCATTTATGTGGAATATTGTCGATAATATTATATGTTATTTCTGGATTTGGCTCCCACTTATAAGTTTCAGTATTAAAAATCCAAGTCTCATCCATATAATTTTCTTTTGGTGGTGCAAATGCATCAAATTCTGGAAAATATGTTCCGTGAATTATCGCGTCATTTTTAGTTTCAAGTTCACCATTTGAATAAAACTGAAGTAAATTATAATCTCCACTAACCATAACATTTTCTGCTCTGGAAAGTCCAAGATTAATGATAACATCCGCTGCAATATCTTCACTATCAACAGTTGATACATTAAGATTAAAAGTTGTAATTCCAACGTGATCTGAATTATATCCTATTGTATTTCTTACAATATTGTTGCTATCCAATACTGCAAATTGTCTTTCGTTGTCCATTCGTTTTTATTAGATATTTATTTTTATTTAGAAGCACCTAGATATGAACGTTTATCATATAGAAAATCTTTATATGGACCATCTGCATTTACATAATGCAAAAAAGATTGCAAATACCATCGTTGAGTAAATGGATTTCTCCAATGAAACAGATCACATCCATGATATAAACAAAGATCTCCTGGATTTAGACGGATTTCGATTGCATCCGATTTATCTTCATTACGACTAAAATAAATTGGACTGATGGTTTCACCTTCAGGAACACCAAGAGCTATTGTTCCAGATAATTCGCATGATGGTCTATCTCGATGAATTAATAATTCATCTCCCTTTCCATATAGTCTTGTATAAGTATATGTTGGTAATAGATTATATCCTGCAATTTTACTCAATTCTCGGACAGATTCACCAAGAATTGTATCCATTAAAGGATCTCCATAAAAAACATAAGAATTTGGTGCCTGTTCATCGCCAAGAGTTGCGTGTCCAGCATTAATTCTTGTGAAAAAATATTGCTGAATAAATGCAACAAAATCTGGTTCTAAAAAATTACGAATGATGTGATAACCCGTTTCTTTAAATGACATAATAATTATCTAAATTTTGGACCATGAACCCATGCAACTAATGAATAACGTTCTCCTTTTGTAACTGGAGTAACTTCATGTAATGTATAAGAAGGAAAGCATACAATTAATCCCTTTTCTTTTCTAATTACTGTCGGATTATAACCAGTATGTAGTACTAAATCACCACCTTCATATTCTGATGGATCTGAAAGTTGCATTACGATACTAAATTTTCGATTATGGGGTAAATTCCAAAATTGAGCATCAGTATGACATTTATAAAGTCCTTCTTCTGCAGAATTGTAGTATGTAAATTGTATAGGTTCGATCATTGAAAGATCAAAATTAAAAAATTTTTCATTGTTATCAACGACAACTGTTGATAATTTTTGATAGATCCATGCGGTATAATCATTTGGTGTAATCCATGATGTAAAAGATCTGCGATGATCTAAACAGTCTTCTCCAGAACCATGTGTTTTAGCTCGACTTACGCCAATTCTTCTTCCTATTGTTTTAATTCTTTCTACTTCATCTGAAGTAAAAATATCAGAATTCCAGCAATGAGTTTCATATGACTGTTCTTTTAAAAACCAATAAGGCCCCCAAGAATCCTGAACTGGATCTTTTTTTACAATAGCATCAAAAGAATTTTTATTTGAAAAAAATTTAGAAGTCATAATTTACATTTAAAAAATCAGAGACATTTTGGCACGAATCTATTTGAGAATAGACATTCATTTCCCAATCAAACCACTTTTGTATATGTAATTCAAGTATACCATACAATTCTTTAATTTGTTCCGAAGTAAATGTATAATAACCATTCATGCATTTAAAATTAACTTTTTCTTTTGATTGAAGAAGAAATAGTGAATATAAAGTTTTTTTGTTTGGTTGAATTCTTGCTCCATCATAATCAACGATATTTAATTGCTGTTCTTTACGAATTTCGGATATCAAATGTTTAAAAGTATTTTTATTCAGTTCAAGATTTTCTGGAGAATGACTGTAATTTTTAATTTCTTCGGAACGAATATTAATCCATCCATGATTAGTCCATCCAGCCCATGTCAAATCACGAAGTTCTTCATCAGATAATCCTGGTAATCCTGCAATATTTCTCCAATTTTCTGGAAGTTTTTGAATTTTATCAAGAATTAATTTGTTTTCGTTATTAACAAAAACATAGAAATTATATAAATTATGATTCATCTTCTGTAGGTTTTACCGCTTTTTTAGTTTTTCTTTTGGGCGTATTTGTTTCTGGGGCAAGAAGTTTTGGATCTTCTTTTTCTTCTATAGCTGAAACTGTTTTAATACCTTTTGTTTTTGCTGCTATAATTTTTTGTTTGTCCTCATCATTTAGTTGCCACGGTGCAGCACCTATCCAGGAAATTTGCCCTGGAAGAGTTGGATCCCAAGATCTCCAAGCAGCAAAATCTTCTCTTGGACGCATTGCAATTTCAACACCAGCAGCAGCTGCTAGTTGTCCTATAAGTTCAACCGCTTCCGTTGGGTGAACAACATACCAAAGATAATTAGCATCACCTCGCAGCATAACTTCAATCATTCCACCACCACATTGTCCGACCGTAAGTGATCTTGCACGGGTGCTTACTGATAATTGAGAATTTAATTCATTTTGTTCTTGTGCTTCACGAATTTTTTGACGAATTTCAGAATTTTTTGCCATAGTAATTAATTCCTTTTGTTTATTTATTGACTACTCCAGGATATAGTTACGAATCCTGTTGGTGAAACTGAAATTGGATATCCCGTTTGTGGTGTAACAACAATTGCGGGACTTGTGCTAGGTGATGCAGCCTGGCCAGCAGTTCCAGGATTTCCTACACCGCCTGGATTACCATTGCTTCCTGGTCCTCCATTTCCAGCCGTGCCAGCACCACCACCACCGCCGCCGCCTGGCTGTGGGCTTCTTTGGTTAGTAAGGTTTTGTGGCGGTCCACCATTCCCACCAGATCCACCACCTGGACTTCCTCCGCCACCACCTCCAGGTGCTCCAGCGTTTCCTCCTGGGTTACCAGCAGATCCTCCTGGGCTTCCTGCACCTCCGCCAGCACCACCTAATGGGATCTGTTGACCTGGACCGCCACCAGTTCCTCCACCTCCACCGTTTCCGCCAGTGCCAGCATTGCCAGGATTACCTGATGCTCCAGTTCCACCGGCGCCTCCAGCACCGCCAGAAAAAGTTACTCCAAGAGCGGTAGAAGAAGTTCCTGCGTTACCAGGGTTTCCTGGTCCGCCAGGTTGGCCAGCACCGCCCGGATTGCCACCACCGGAACCACCACTTCCTCCAGGTTGACCGGGTTGTGTCGGGTTTTGTCCGCCTCCTCCACCATTATATGCTCCACCTGGGTGGAATCCTGGTGAACCTGAACCGGCAGTGAAACCACCTCGCTGGTTTCCAGCAGCACCGCCGCCAGCTCCTCCTGGTTGTCCAGAGCTACCAGTTCCTGCAGATCCACCGGCACCGGCATTACCAGCATTTCCTGCATTTCCAGCATCACCTTGACCCTGAACATCGACTTTTAAAAGTCTTGCTGGAGTTGTAAATGTTCCTGGGGCATTAAAGGTAACTGAACTCGCAGCAGTCATGTTGCCACGATAAATTGATCTTCCTGCAGCCATTTTTTTTCTAGCGAATTTATCTTAATTTAGAGTAAATAAAACCAACCTGTTACTATATATTTAGATTTTTTGCCATGAACAACATTTCCTCTATGGGTATGAGTATATGCTGCTGGCCAAATTAATGCTGTATTTTTCTTAGGTACAACTCTCAATTTTTGATATAAAAATTCAGTTTCTCCAGCTTCTTCAATATCATTCAAATATATTAACCACACTAAACAACGTTTTGATTGGTCGTCACCATTATTTTGTTCACAATGGAAAACATGATAACCTTCTCCAGGTTTAGATTTTTGAATTTTCAATTCAGTTGATGACAAATTCATATCTTGAAGAATATCATATTTGTCAACATATGCATCAAAACATTTTTGCAAACCATCTTGCAAAACAACTCTTGTACTATTATCTTGAAATGTATCTATATTGCTATCATGATGATTAATACTATAGAAATAATACGAATCTTCCTTTCTGTGTCTCTTATTGCCTTCATTTCTTTTTCTCGTTCCACAAAAACCCGCTTTTTCAAGTTTTTCAAATCCATCAATTAAATGTTCACAAAATCCTTCTGGAAAAACATTTTGATAAAATCCAATAAAGTCAATGTAATCTTCTTGCAATTCTGGAATAATCATAAGTTATAAAAATTATGAGTAGTTATAAAGGGACAGGTTTCCATGCCATGATGTTCCACCATTTGTAGTGAAGAACGTATAAACATCAGTTTTGGAATCAGCAGTTGTTCTTGTGGGAACAGTAGCATTTGGCCACTTAACTGAAGCAGGCCAAGTAATTGTGAAAGGTCCGCCAACTGCATTGGTTAATACTAATGTGAATGAATAAGAACCAGAAGGAACACTGGTTGTATCAAATGTAAATGTACAGTTACCATTAAGGGTTGCTGTTATCATGTTACCATTTGATAAAGCCAGCGTTGCTGCTGTTCCAGTATTACCAAATGCATATAAAGTCTCAGCATATGCGGTGAGAGTTTTATTGGTTAATGTGTTTGTTGAAGAAACAGTTGGAACTGTAACACCTTCTACAGCAATTATACCTGAAGAAACTCTTGAAATTGTTGTGTCCGTATGACCCAAATCAATTGAACCAACACCCAAACTGGCTGTAGTTGATGAAGTAATGCCAGTAACAGGTAATCCAGTACAGTTGGTAAGAGTACCTGAGGAAGGAGTACCAAGAACAGGTGTTGTTAATGTTGGTGATGTAAGTGTCTTGTTGGTTAATGTCTGAGAATCAGATGTACCAACAATTGTTCCTGAAGGAACAGCTTTACCAAGAACTTGTGATGATGTGAGAACATCGGTTCCGTTGATTTTATATGTCTTACCTGAAGCAAGGTCAACATTCTCAGATGATGTCCAAGAATCTGTAGCATCTACCCAGTTCAGTGTCTTATCGGTCGTTCCTTTCAGTGTAATACCACCACCATCAGCTGCAGCATCAGATGGTGAAGCAGTTGAACCAAGTTCAATGTTCTTATCGTCTACTGTAATTGTTGTTGAGTTAACAGTTGTGGTAGTACCATCAACTTGAAGATCTCCTTTAATTACAACAGTACCAGTGTTATTTCCAACAGCAGCAGGATCAATATTCAGAGTTGCTGGACCAGAAATTGTATCCGAAGTGACTCTGATTGCTGAACCAGAAGCACCAGTTAAGAATGAAGTTGCAGTTACATCACCAATAACTTGAACTTTTGATGATGGGTTTGTAGTACCAAAGCCAACTTTACCACTAGATCTGAACCAAGTTTGATGCTGTTCCCAACCAGTTTGTGATGGTTGAATGCACCAAGCGGCAGCATTGAATAAATCAATATCTCCATCTGGATCTCTTACTGCAAAAAATTGTCCTACGTTACTATCGGTATTATCAGCAATATCAATTGAGAAAATAGCACTATTTCCATCACGCAATGCAGCTGGAATGATGGAATCACTACTCCAAGAAATATTTTTCTTGGCACTAATGCTTCCAGGTCTAGATGAATCTGAAGAGCCTGTTTTAGAAAGATTTAATCTTCCTCCATATGGTCCATTTAATTCTATAATTCCACCAGTAAATGTTCCTACACCAGCGACACGTATTCCACCAGAATTAGCCGTTACTGCAGAACCAATTCTTACTGAGGTTGCAGTTGCAACACCGGTGACGTTTAATCCGCCATTAACACTAAGAACATTTGAGTTTGCATCAAATGTTAAGTCAGCATCAGTAGATGATGCTGTCATTGTTCCCGATGTCATACTTGTCAGTACGACTCTTTGAGAACCAGATGCAGCACTTAATGTTGAACCAGTATTGCTTAATCCAGAACCATCACCAGAAAATGATGCTGCAGTGATGGCAAGACCTACAGCATGAATACCACCAGAAGTGACGGTCACTACGCCGACACCACCAACAGTTCCGATTACAGCTCTGGTAGCAGTTATAACACCAGCACTTACAATATGTCTGTTATCATCAATTATATTTGAGCCTGAAATTTTAATAGCCATTTTTTTGAAAAAAGACTTTGGGTTTATCTTGAGTTATTTATTGAAATTCAGTATTAGGAATAATTATAAATTGAAAGAATTCCATACCAATCTGTACCACCATTAAATGTATAGAAAGTATATACGTCAGTTTTGCTAGCGGTTGTTGTTCTAGTTGGAACAACAGCATTAGGCCATTTTACTGATATTGGCCAGGTGATTGTTCTACCTGCAGTTGCATCATTTGTTAAATGTAATGTAAATGAAATTGCATCTGAAGTTACACCAGTTCCAAGAGAAAATGCAAATGTTGCGTTTGCATTTAATGTTGCAGTAACAAATGTTCCATTTGAAATATCAAGAGTTGGAGATGCTCCAGTATTTCCAAAAGCATAAAGTTTTTCAGCAACACTATTCAAAACTACTCTTTGGACTTCTCTTGTAGATGAAATAACAGTACTACCACCAATTTGATAACTTCCTGTTCCTTTAGTTGTGTAACTGGTTGCCGATACGACTCCGACAGCATTTACTCCACCACTTGTAATTGTTGTTGCAGAGCCAACAATCAATGTTGATATGGTAGAAATACCAGTTGAATTTATGTTGCCAACAAGGTTTCCACTAAATGTTCCTGCTGTAATAATTCCGGCGACAAATCCACCACCAGCATCACGAGCAACTATGGCAGAAGCAGTATTTTCTGAAACAGCATTAGATGTAACAGTAAATGCTACTCCTGTTGATCCATTATAAGAAGCAGAACCAGATAAACCTGTTCCAGATGTTGCAAGTGTTAATGTACCAAGATTTGATCCAAGAGAAATACCTGAAATTGTGGAATTGGCAAGATTTGCATTAGTAATGCCAGCAGAACCACTCAAATTACTATTTGTAAGACCAGTAATTCCTGATCCAGATCCACTAAAACTTGTTGCCGTAATAATTCCAGCATTGATACCGGATCCATTTAATCGAATTGTTCCAACACCTACGGTAGTTCCATCAAAAGTAAAGTTTGAAGAGGCTCCAAAAGTACCATTATTATTAAATTGTACCTGAGTATTAGATCCTGCAGGCAATCCACCTACAGTAAAAATTGTTGCAATTCCTGATGCAAAATTAGTAACTACTGTGGATATTCCACTACCTAAGAAATTTAATAATGTAACACCAGCACCAACAAATCCACCAACAGTAGAAACACCAAGATTTGGAAGAGCATTGACGCCAGTTAAGTTTGATCCATCTCCATAATAAACAACTGGTTGTCCACCATTTGCTGCCGTAATAATTCCAGCAAACAATCCGCCACCTAAATTTACATTATCAATCTTTAAATACGTTGCAAACGTCGAAACACCAGTAGCATTAATTCCGCCAGATGTAATTGTAACTGCAGAACCAACAATCGCTGATGATAATGTAGAACTTCCAGTTACATTTAAAGATCCTGCAGTTGCTACACCACTTATATTTTCATTTGTAGAACTTATTTGAGTTGAATTTATATTTCTTATAGTTGCAATACCAACTAAATCAATTCCACCATTCGAGATCGTTGTCGCAGTTCCAATTTTCGCAGATGTTGCAGTTACAAATCCAGTTACGTTTATACCACCAGAAGTAATTGTAACAGCCGATCCTACAATTGCTGATGATAATGTAGAAACTCCAGAAACACTTAATCTAGTTCCAAATAAAGTATTTTGATACGTTGAAACTCCTATAAATGTGGAAACTCCAGCAACATACAAATTTAATGTGGTAGTTAATCCAGAAACTGTTATGTTATTGCCAATAATTGCATTATTATTAAATGTTGCAACTCCTGTTACCGCTAAGTTAATAATATTAACTTGCCCACCCAGAAGAACATTTGTAAGGGTTGTTTTTGCTGTTGAATCTGCAGTTTGAATTCCCGAAAGACTTACAAGTCCTCCAGAAGTTTCGAATACTGTTGTCGTTCCAACTCGATAGTATGATGCTGTTGCAACTCCAAGTTGAGAATATGTTGATTTGAGTTCGTTGACTGTAGTGATACCTGTGACTACAGCATTTGTAACTCCAATCCCACCTTTGACATTAAAGTCATGACTTAAAACAGTTGTTCCAACACCGACTTTATTATTGTCGGTGTTGGCTATGAATAAACCACCATTAACTTCAAGACCATTCTTAACAATGAAGTTCTTAGTAATTCCAGCCATTGAGGTTCACTCTCCCCTCTGATGTGTTTTTTATTATTTATCAAACAGTTCTCATAATGAAGGCAAGTGCATAATATGGTGGGAGATTTTGATTGGTTCCAGAAACACCACTAGTATTGACAGTTGGGCTAGTATAAACTGGTGAACTAAGAGATTGTACTAAACCAGCACCAGTGAGTGCATTAGCACCACCACTCGATCTTCCTTGTTGTGATGTATTGACATAAGTGCCACTGTCTAAGAATGATCCAGTCACACTTCCACCCGACAATGTGTGCGTGTGTGAAACAACAACTGCATCAGCAGTACCACCAATTCCAGCAACTGTGTAGTTATTTCCAGCACCGACAATGAATTTATCAGTCAGGTTTGGAGTATTGTTTGTACCATCGCAAAGTGCCCAACCCGTAGGAATATTTGCAATCGATCCAGACCACATGATAATACCACCAACAGGAATCGTACCATTACCAACGAATGAAGACCCCGCAGATACTGTTCCACTAACGGTAGCATCTCCAACAACATGGAGTTTGCTTTGTGGGTTGGTTGTTCCCAAGCCAACACGATCACTATCTGCAATTACAAGAGTATTACCTTGTCCAGAATGACTGATGCTAAAGAATGATCCAGAACTTGCAGAACTTCCATTATAATTGTAAGTTAAGAGTACAGATTCAAAATTGCTAGAACCAAAATTCTTACCAATTGCAACACCGTTTGTATTTCCTTGAGCAAGATTTGGTGCTAAGAATCTACCCAATCCAGCGTCTACACTAGTAGATGCCTGAGACAATGCATGAACTGCTGCGGTTGCAGTCGTTGTTCCGATGCCAAGTGTATTTGAGATTAATGCAGATCCAACAACATCGAAAGTAGATCTTGGAATTGTTGTTCCTAAACCAACTCTATTACTATCAGAAATTACGAGAGTTGAAGTTTGTCCAGCATGGGCAATTGAGAATGTTGACCCACTATTTGCCGAAGAACCACGATAGTTGTAAGATAAAAGAACTGATTGGAAATTATTTGAACCAAATGTTCTACCAATCGCAATTTCAGTTGAATTACCTGTTGCAAGATTCGGAGTTAAGAATCTTGCCAGTCCTCCACTCACTGTAGTAGAACTATCGGTAACAACATTTAATCTTGCTGGAGTAAGAGTTGTTCCAATACCAACATTATGTGGCTGATGAATGCCAGTTCCAAGACCTGCCTGAACGCCAGACCATCTTGAAGCAGCTGGAAGATTTTGCAGATAACGGCTATCACCATAGTATGTTACAATACCACCAGATGTTGAAGTAACAATACCAGAAGTAATGGAAACAATTCCAACATTACTTAAATCAACATTTAATGCAGAAATAGTGACAATGCCACTAATTCTTGCATTTCCAATTACATCTAATGCAGATCTCGATGCTGTTGTGCCAATTCCGATTCCTGAAGAAACATATGCATTTCCAGTGATTTGTAACTTCTGATTGGGGAATCCTGTTGAAGATGAAGATCCAACAATTAATGTTGTGTTATCTTGGAATAAGAATTCTGGATTGCCAGTGTTTGTATTTGCCGGACTCTTATAGAGAATTTGATTCGGAGCACCAAATACAAGACCATTTGGAAGTGTACCAATGAATCCCCAAGGTTCCCACTGATTATCTACAGTATAAATCCATCCAAGATACTTATTGTGCTCTGGTTTTTCTCTATAAACAACATCGCCAGGAGTTCCTGCTGCTGCTGGAGTTGTTCCAATTCCAACAGTAAATTTGTGAGCAATATCAGAATCACCAGAAATAAGTAATGATTTTGCTTCAATACCACTATCTGAAGTTGAAGTCAGTTTTTGGTTAATAACAATTGGTCTATCAAAAGTTTGAATTTTTTTGTCTGGAGAAATATTTGGTTGCTCACCTGTTACTGTTTCTACAGGTTTACTGAAGTCTCTTGCATTATAAAACTCACCCTTATCATTCATTCCACTGTATTCAACCATACCACCATTTGATTTGGTCGAATAACTTAATTCAATTTCCTTGTTACTGAGAACTCTATCTTGCCTATCTGGGAAGGCTGTTGAATAGTTGCCAGGACCAAATCCAAGATATTCAAATGTATG